ACTTAACACTTGATGTAATAGATAACATGCTTATTGTTACACCACCTAAAGAAGAAGTGTTAGTAGAAGAAGAAACCACTACTACGCAAGCAGATAGTGTATTAGATTTTAATGATCTTGATATAGATTATCTTGCAGAAGATTATTTAAAAGAAGATAGTCTTGAGTTTACAGAATTAGATATAAATTATCTTGATGTAAATTATCTTGAAGACTTGCTTAATGTATTAGATGCTTTAGCTATAGACGAAGATGAAGATGTATTAGCACAAGCTACTAGCACACAAATAGCAGGCACTCTGTTGGGCAAAGATCCAGACACACAGATAACAGCTTTAATTACAGGCAATCTAGTAAGTTTGCGAAGAGAGGTTAATGAAAGTGTTAGAGTTGATCTAAATGGTAGTAATGCCTATACGGTTATTTTGATTCAAGATGGTGTATCTAATATAATAAAAATCAACGGAGGGAGCGACAGTGTTATCACTATCACTCAAAGTGATTAAATGAGAAGACTATTATTACCAATACTTATAATACTAGCTTTGCCATTATTGTTTCAAAGCACTCCTACGGAAATATTAAAACTAAAAACTTTTGATAAGTTTATAGAAACACCAAAGCCATCAGGTAATTTTGTAATACTTAACATTACAGAAGAAGATGTAGAGCGTGAGGGCGGTTGGCCTTTACCTAGACAAAGATTAGCAGAAATACAATTAGACATAATAAGTAAAGGTGCTTTAGGTGTAGGTTGGGTTATAAGCTTTCCACAAGCAGATAGAATGGGCGGTGATGAAGACTTTGCTAGATCATTAGGATACGCTCCCTCTGTTATAGCCATGTTTGAAGATGGTAAAGGCGATTATCCTACATCACCTGGAACTGTTGTACTTGGTAATGATAATGGTGGTATACTTTCTACAGGAGTAAAGTCAAACCTACCTCTACTATCCAATCATGTTCTACAAGGTTTGGCTATTGCTCCTACTGATATAGATTTATTAGTCCGTAAAATACCTCTTTTAGTTAAAACACCAAATAACGAATGGATACCTAGTTTTGGCACACAAATATATAAATCTTTGTTTGATGTAAAAACTTATATTATAAAAACTAATGATAATGGTATAGAAGAAATATCAATCAGAGGAATACCACCGATTAAAACAGATAGTCTTGGTCGTAAGTGGATTAGTTGGGTTGACACACCACAAACAGACTTACAAGAGATGAATGTCAACGGTAAGTTTGTGTTTGTAGGCGTAACAGCAAACGGTGTTATGCCACAAGTAGCCACGCCTGTTGGACTTTTAGAGCCACATAAAATACAAACTGCACTTGCTGAATCTATACTAATAGAGGATTCACCATACATACCTGACTGGTCATTAGCAGCAGAGCTTTTAATTTTAATAATATTTGTTAGTTTGGTTTGGTTTGTATTGCATTACTTTGGCATTACATGGGGGGTATCTATCGCTACTGTATTTATGTTAGTTACAGGTTTGGGTGGTGTCTACATGATTAAACAAGGTTTGTTAGTAGATGTATCTTGGACTTTGGTATCTGAATTTATAACAGGATCAATAGCTTTTTATTTAAGATTTAGACAACAATACAAACTAAGACAGCAGATCAAGAAACAGTTTGAACATTACCTTGATCCACGCCAAGTAAAGAAACTACAAGACGATCCTAGTTCTCTAGTGTTAGGTGGTGAAAAAAGATATTGCACTTTTTTATTTACAGATGTCAGAGGTTTTACTGCTATGTCAGAAAAACTAGAACCAGAAGAAGTAACTAAAATTATGAACAAAGCTTTAACCATACAAGCTGATGCAGTTAAAAAATACGGTGGCATGGTAGATAAGTATATTGGCGATGCCATGATGGCAATATTTAATGCACCAATAGATTTACCAAATCACGAAACTGTAGCAGTATTATGTGCTGAAGAAATACAAGACAATATTAAAAAAGCTGACCTTGGTATTGAAATAGGACTAGGTGTAAACACTGGCTATGCTGTTGTGGGTAATATGGGTAGCGACACTAGGTTTGATTACTCTGCGATTGGCGATGCTGTTAATCTTGCAGCAAGGCTTGAAAGCTCAACCAAGGAAGTTGGAGAAGATATTGTAATAGGTTATGATACTATCAGTGCAAGTAGCTTTAGCGATCAAATTATGTTAAAGGAGCTTGATAGTATTTTTGTAAAAGGCAAAGAAAAGCCAATTAAAATATATACATTACAAAATGGTTAATAAAAAAATGACAGTAAATGATGTAGCAGAAAGACTAACAAAGTTAGAAACTATATCGCATGAGCGTTGGAAAACTGCTTTTAACGAGTTTTCTGACATAAAACAAGAAATCACTTATATCAATTCAACTATGAAAGCTGCTACCTTTGGTGTGTTTGGTTTTCTTGGTGCAATAGGTATAGCTGTATTAACGAGCATATTAATATGAAAGGATTACTAAAAAATATAGTTGGAGCTGTAGCACCAACATTAGGATCGGCTATGGGTGGTCCTTTAGGTAACATGGCTATGGGTAAAATAGCTGAAGTATTAGGTGTATCTAACGATCAAAAATCTATACAACAAGCCATGCAAAGTGCTACGCCAGAGCAAATGTTGGAACTTAAAAAAGCTGAACAAGAGTTTGAAGTGCAAATGAAAGAACTTGATGTAGATGTTTTTAAGTTAGAAACACAAGACAAACAACATGCTAGAGGTATGTTTAGTAAAGATTGGACAGCTAGAATTATAGGTTTATTTACTATAGGTGGTTTTTTAGGTTATATATTTTTAGTCACCCTACAACCACCAGAACAAAACAGTGAAGCATTAATAAATTTAGTGTTAGGTTATTTAGGAGGGTTAGCAAGTGCTATTATTTCGTTTTATTTCGGAGCATCTCACACCAATGACAAAGGAGAGTAACATGGAAATATCACAAGAGGGATTGTCTTTAATTAAAAAGTTTGAGGGTTGTGAACTTGAGGCTTATAAATGTGCGGCAGGTGTTTGGACTATAGGTTACGGAAGCACTAATAATGTAAACGAAGGTATGGAAATATCACAAGAAAGAGCAGACATGTTATTACTTGAAGATGTAGAGGTATTTGAAGAAGCTGTAAACAAACTTGTTGAAGTGCCATTAGAACAAAATCAATTTGATGCTTTAGTATCTTGGACATTTAATCTTGGGTCAACCAATCTGAAAAACTCTACTTTGTTAAAAGTATTAAACGATAAAGATTATGAGGGAGTGCCTGCACAAATTAAACGCTGGAATAAAGCAGGTGGTAAAGTTTTACAAGGTTTAATAAGAAGGAGAGAAGCAGAAGCCTTATTATTTGAAGGCAAAGAATGGCATGAGGTATAACCGTGCCATTAACTAAATTACAATTTAATCCAGGCATCAACAAAGAAATGACTGACCTTATGAGTAAGGGCAGTTGGACAGATGGTAATTTAGTTAGGTTTAGAAAAGGACTACCAGAAAAAATAGGTGGTTGGGAAAAAGAAACCAGTGCATCTTACTTAGGCACAGGCAGAGCACTGTTAGGTTGGGTTGCTTTAAACTCAACTAAATATTTAGGACTTGGCACCACACTTAAATATTATATTAAAGAAGGATCTGCTTTTGATGATGTCACTCCAATAAGATCAACCACAAGTGCAGGCGATGTAACATTTTCTGCAAGCAATGGTGATGCAACAATAACAGTCGCAGATACAGGTCACGGTGCTGTGCAAAACGATTTTGTTACATTTAGTGGTGCATCTAGTTTAGGTGGTAATATTACTGCTGCTGTATTAAATCAAGAATATCAAATAGCAACTGTAGTAAATGCAAATAGTTATACCATAGAGGCAAAAGATACATCTGGTTCTACAGTTACTGCAAACTCCTCCGATAGTGGTAATGGTGGCTCCTCCGTTGTAGGAACTTATCAAATAAATGTAGGACTAGATGTTTTTGTAGCATCAACAGGTTGGGGTGCTGGAACATGGGGTGCTGGAACATGGGGATCAGGTACCTCAATAACAGAAACTGGACAATTAAGATTGTGGTCACACGATGCTTTTGGAGAAGATTTAATTATAAATCCAAGAGCAGGCAGTATTTATTATTGGGACAAAACTAATGGAACAAGCACTAGAGCAGTTGAGTTAAGTAGTTTAAGTGGTGCTAATCTTGTACCAACTAGAGGATTACAAGTCATAGTAAGCGATATTGATAGGCATGTTATAGTTTTAGGTGCTGATCCTATTAGTGGTAGCTCAAGAACAGGTGTTGTAGATCCTATGCTTATAGCATTTTCAGATCAAGAAAGTGCAACTAACTGGGAGCCAACTGCTACTAATACAGCAGGTTCACTAAGACTATCTTCAGGATCACAAATAGTAGGTGGTCTAAGATCAAGACAAGAAATACTTATTTGGACTGATACATCTTTATATAGTATGCAGTTTGTAGGTGCACCTTTTACTTTTGGTGTTAATCTTATAAATGAAAACGTAGGACTTATATCTCCTAATGCTGCAATAAACACACCAGACAGCGTGTATTGGATGGCAAGAGATGGTTTTTATACCTATTCAGGATCAGTAAAAAGATTAGTATGTAGCGTGTTAAATTATGTGTTAGATGATTTTAATTCATCTCAAACATTTAAAACCATAGCTTTTACAAACAAAGAGTTCAACGAGGTTGGTTGGTTTTACTGTTCATCTTCATCTGAGGAAATAGATAGATATGTTACTTATAATTATTTAGAGGGTGTATGGAGCATAGGAAACCTATCAAGAACAGCTTGGCTAGACGAAGGCGTATTTGAAAAGCCAAAAGCAACAGGTAAAGATAGTGGTACAAATTATTTGTATATACACGAGGACTCTGACGATGATGACGGATCACCAATGGACAATGTTTATATAGAGTCAGGCGATATAGATATAGAAAATGGAGATAGTTTTGGTTTTATTAGCAGAATTATTCCTGATGTAAAGTTTTTTGGTACAGATGCATCAAGTGGTCAAATAAACTTTGTTCTTAAAACTCGTAACTTTCCAGGCGATACCTTAACCACCAACTCAACAAACGATGTTACTAGCTCTACACAACAAAACTTTACGCGTGCTAGAGGTAGACAGCTAGTTCTTAGAGTTCAATCTGATGATGACGCGGCTACAGGGGTGCGAACAGGTTTTAGATGGAGGCTAGGCTCTAGTAGAATAGATGTTAAAAACGATGGTAGAAGGTAGTGGCTAAACTACTTGAAACAAGATTACCTCAAGCAAATGGCCAAGTTGAAGCAGGAACTTTTAACCGATTAATTAGAATACTTGAAATAAACTTAGGTAAATTTGATACAAACTCTACGCCACAGTTTAGTGATTCTGAAATATCATCTTTAAATTTTAACGCTGGTGATGTAATATGGAATACATCTATTGATGTTTTGCAGGTTTATACTGGCAATCAATGGATACAGTTACATACTCCAAGCAATGCACAAGGCTTTGAGATGACTGCATCAGTAGGATCACTCTCTGTTAAAACCAACGGAGATATATCCATCAATATAACTGCAAATTAAATATGAAAAAATTATCTGAAGGAAACAAAGGGATACAAGCACTAGCAAAAGAAAACCCTGCCTTAGTGGAAGACAAGTTTGGTTATGATGTGCCAGGATATTTTATGGGTGGAATGCCTAGTGTTGATAAACCAGGTGTTGATGAAGCTGTTGACGAAGCTCAAGAAGATTTAGACAAACAAAATAAATTAGAAGCATTAGCTGAAATGCTCTCAATGATAGAAGAGTCATCAGGCTTTGCTACTTTAGTAAAACCAGGTAAGGTTGCAGGAATTGAAGCAATCATACCTAAAATAAGAAGACCAGAGCCTGAAATATTTATGCCACAAGGTTTTAGAAGAGGTGGTATGCCAGGAGGTTTAGGTAGTTTATACGAAAGAGATTTTATAGCTGATGATTTTAATATAAAAGATTATATTAATAACGTTTTGGGTGCTGGAACAACAACACCATTAACAGAAGAAGAAATGGAGGAACAACTAGCACAACAAGCAGCCATGAGATTAGCTAGAGGCTATGGTGCATCTGGTTCTGTAGGTGGTAGTGCTTATAGAGGCACAACTCCAGGTGCTGATATAACTATAGATGCACGATCAGAAAACCCTGCTGTTTACAAATTTTATCCTAGTGAGGTCTCAAAACTTTACTCTCAAATGAAAGGCGTGCCATTTTCCCCCTTGGTGGCACCGCCTAAAGAGGCAACTTTTATTGATGATCTACAGCCAAGAAAAATTACAAGTCAACTATATGCTAAAGACGGTAAGTTTGTAGATAGAAGTGAATTAATTACAGGCCCAGGTGGAGAGCGAGGCGACAAGATACCAGCTATGTTAAGTGATGGCGAATTTGTTGTAAACGCTGCTGCCGTAAGAGGTATAGGTTTACAAGCTGGTGCAGATCCAGATGATGAATACGAACAAAGATTACTCGGAGCTCGTAAAATGTACGAAATGCAAAAAATTGGAGAAGATTTTGCTAACAAGCTGACATGAATTTAGTATTAGAAACTATAGTTCCTAGTGCTGAAAACGGTCAAGAGATTGCAAAATTTTTATCTGAAAATTTTTGGACAGAGCATTCTTTATCAGGAGAGCAATCTCCTGAAATAGATTGGTCAAGAGCCTCTGCTCACATAAATCATTTTATGTTTGAAGGTATTGTGTATAATGTGAGTGATGGCGATAAAATCGTAGGTAGTATAGCTGTCGCACCTGATAAACATTGGTGGTCAGCAGAAGAATATGTAGGAGATGGATGGTTTTTTGTTTTACCTGAATACAGAAACCTAAAAGATCAAACATCGCCCTCACATCTTTTAATAGATGCAGTTATAGATTATGCTAATAAACTAGAAAAGCCTTTAATAATGGGCGTGTTTAACTTACAAGGAGTTGAACGAGCTAAAAAATTATTTGATAAAAAAGGCTTTCACCAAATAGGTGGTATGTATTATAGGAATTAAATAAATATGTGTCTTAGTAAAACAAAAAAAACACCAGAAGCAGACATTATAACCACCCCTCAAACTGGTTATTCTTTTACTTCTCCTTATATTGAAGACTATTCAAGAAGAATACTAGCCTCTTACTTTGGCTCGCCTGGTGAATATGAGGGTTTAATATCTCAACCTAGAGACATACCTATAGAACAAACAGCAGGTCTTACACCACTACAAATACAAGCAAGACAAGCTTCACAGAGATTAGGTCAATTTGATCCTTACATAGATCAAGCCAGAGGCATGATAGAAGAGGGTGCTGGAACTGTATCAGGCGGTATAGGTGCATTACAAAGAGCAGAGCAAAGTGGTATTGGTGCAACTCAAATGTTTGATCCTAGCAGTGCTTCAAGATTTTATGATCCATACGAAGATCAAGTGGTGCAACAAACACTTCAAGACATAAACCGAGCATCAGCACAGCAAGATATAGGATTGCGTGATAGAGCTATAAGTCAAGGTGCGTTCGGTGGATCAAGAGGTAGAATAGCCCAAGAAGAACTAGCAAGACAAACAGGCAGAGGTGCAGCTGAGGCTGTAGGTGCTCTTAGAAGTCAAGGTTTTGGCAGAGCACAAGACGCTGCAAGACAATCATTTGAAGCACAACAAGGCAGACAAGCTGGACTTGCAAACTTACAATCAGGATTAGCTGGACAACAAGCAGCTTTAGGTGGACAGCAAGCGGCCTTAGGTCAAGGCATCGCAGGTCTAGGGCAACAAGGTCAAGGTATGTTAGGAAGTCAGATCAATATGCTGAATCAACTTGGAGCTCAAGGACAGGCGACACAACAAGCCGCACTATCAAGACAGTTTGGTGCAGCACAACAGCTTGCTCAAGAACCATTACAAAGATTACAAACTGGTCAAGCATTACTTGCTGGATCACCAATGGGAGGTATTTCTGGTGGCACTGGATCAAGTGCATATCAACGTGGTGTCTATCAACAACCAACAGCACTAGGACAAGCAGTTGGTGCTGTAGGCACACTGCTAACAGGTATAGGAGCTTTTAAGTCAGACATTGATTTAAAAGAAAACATTACAAAAATAGGTGAGCTTGAGCCAGGTATCGGTTGGTACACATGGGATTGGAATGATAAAGGTAAGGCCATAGGTGCTGAATCAGAGCCAAGCGAGGGTGTGTTAGCTCAAGAAGTATTAGAAGTTAAACCAGATGCAGTTGTAGTTAAGGATGGTTACTACGCTGTTGATTACAGCAAGGTAATGTAATGCAAGGAATAATGTCTGGGCTAGAGCCTAAAAATTTAAAAGACGGTGGCTTTCCTGATTTAAGTGGTGACGGCAAAATAACTCAAAAAGATATTCTCATGGGTAGAGGCGTTATTAAAAAAGCTAACGGCGGTATAGCTGCTTATGCAGAAGGTGGGCCATTAGATGTAACTAATTTATCTGAAAAAGAATCTCAAATGTTAGAAAACATTTTTACTAAATTATATCTTAGTGACTATGATTCTTTTAGAACGAGAAGATCTCCAGACTATAGCAAAATAACAGATGAAGAATTTGATTTTTTAATGCGTTACGATAGAGGTAAAGTTGCAAGAGATATGCCTTTGCTTTCAAGATACCAAGAAAGAGTAGGTTTTTATCCAGGCGGCAAAGCTTTTGAAGAGTCTGATGGATTACCTATGAAAGAGTTTGGTGCATCAACAGGTATAGCTATGTTAGCGACAATACCTAAACAACTTAGAAAAGCTTTTTACGGAAAAGAATACATGTCTAATCCAATAGAAGAGCGTATAAAAGCAGAAGCTAGAGATATGGCAGATAAAGAGTATAACGAACTAATGGGCAGAAAAGACGGAGGCATGATTAAGCTTCAAGAAGGTGGTGATGCAGGCACAAAATATTTTGGTAAAGATGGATTGTTATTTGATCCCACTAACCCTTTAGACTATGTAATGGCAGTGCCTGGTCTTGGATTAGCAGGTGCAGGTATAAAAGCTTTAATGGTTGGTAACAGACTGCGTAAAGCTAAAAAAGCTTTAGAGCCAGTTGCAAAACTTAGCAATCCAACTACAAATGTAGCTGGATTAAGTGCCTTAGGAGTTGACTTAGGAACTGATCCAGAAATACAAGATATGTTTAGATCACAAAGTTATAGTGATATATACGAGCCTGGAGTGGCTTATTATGATCCTGATTATGGTTACTTTGAATACGATCCTAATGATGATGAAATTTATACGTTAGATGAAATACCTGAAGGATACAGAATAGAAAAATAATTATGGCAAAAAAACAAGCAGCTAAAGGTATATTAGGTTTTTTAAAAAATCTTAAACCAAAACCTAAACCAAAGACAAGAGGAAGACCTCCAAAAAAAACAAGCGTCATACCAGGAGAAATATCTGGCCCAGTGCTTTTTGGTAGAGACATAACAGCAAAAAGTTTAAGGGCTCTTGGCCAAGGCAGTCTTGGAAAAGGAGCAATAAGAGCAAGTTATGTTCCTGCTGCTTATTTTGGAGGCAAGGCTTTGTTTGGTGATGATGAAGATTCAGGGCCTAAGACACGTATGGTTACTCCTGAAGAATCAACAGAAGTAGAAACCTCAGATAGACTAGGAGACATACTTAGAGAAAGAACTATGACTATAGCTGCTGAATCAGGCAGAGCAACACCTGTATTCTTTGACTATGTAAAAGCTTTCCCATCTAGTTATATGGAAAAGGTAAGTAAAGATCCTGAGTTTGCAAAACAAATGATGGCAGGATTTTTAGCAATGATGAAACCTGTTGCTGGACCTGTGCCTGTAAATCCATTCGTAGCTTTTGGCGAGGCTGCAATGGCAGAGGGAGTAAGACAAGAAGGTGAAATACCAGATCAACTTAAACTAATAGAAACCATAAGCCAAGACCCAGAACTATTAAAAGCTTACAGAGAATTTCAAAGAAAATCTACACCAACGCCAATAACTCAAAGACAGGCTGACGCTGCTGCAATAGAAAATATAGTAAAAGAAGAATTGTATGGTAAAAAATATAAAGACAAAGATCAGGTGTTTAATATAGAAACTGGTCTTCCAATGAGCTCGTCTGCTCTATTAGAACTGTATTATGATAGTGGTGAAAACTTAAGCGTATTGTTGGAAAAAGTTGCAGCCTCAGACGATTAATCATGCCAACCATTAAGCTACCAGATGGCACAAACCTTTTTGTTCAAAGTAGCAATCCAGAAGATATAGAGATAGCTAAACAAAGATTTCAAAAAAGAAAAGCATCAGGAGGATCATCTGGTTCTTTCATAGGAGATATAGGAAGAGGCATAGCTGCTGGTGCTGTATCTATACCACAAGGTATTGCTACCTTACCAACCACAGGTATTGATTTACTATTTGATACAAATGTTACAGCAGATGTAAACGCATTCTTTGAAAAATTTAAACCTGAAGTCGATAGCACTGCTGGTAAAACAGCACAACTTATAACACAGTTTGGTATTCCAGGCTTAAGAGCAGCAAGTGCACTATCTAAATTAAGCAAAGGTAAACAGTTGGCTGGAGTTGCCGCAGTAGACGCAGCAGTAGCAACAGATGATGTTGATACATTTGCAGACATGATTTTTGATGATGAGTCAGACGAAGAAAGATTGCAAAGACTTGAAGGCAGAGATGCTGCTACTGAAAGATTAAAAGAAAGACTACAAGTTTTTGGAGAAACAGCAGCCTTTGTATATGCTACTCCTAAAATTGTAGGAGGCACCATTAAAGCAACAGGTGCTGGATTAGATTTAGCCGCACCTTATATGAGTGCTTTAGCAAAAGCCACTATAAAAGATGGCTCTGAAGGTGTTGCTGCAGCAGCCAAAGCAGACAGAAATGTAGGAGATTTTTTAAGAAAAAACTTTACTTACGGTGGTACCTTTGAACAAACTGCAAAAAACAATAAAGTCATAGCAGACGCTATGCAAGCCAAAATGTTATATGCCTCTACTCTTGAAAGAGAGGTTATTGATAACATGGAAAAGATTAGAAAAACAATGGAAGACGCATCTATGATCGGTGGCAAACTAACAGATAAAGATGCTTTAGAACTTACCAAAGCCATATCAGCGTATCGAACACCTTTGTTAGTCGTAGAAAGACAGTACCCAAATTTAAAAAGCGGTGCAAAGAAAAAAGCAATAATGAAAAGAATTAGAGAAGACGCACTTAAAAAAATAAAAAGCTTTGAAGGGTCAGGAAATAAAATAGATTACGAAGCATTAGGTGTTAATCCTAATAACCATATATCTAAATTATTAGAAGAGAACAATGGTTTATTTAGACAAGAACAACAAATGATATTAGAACTCAGCGACCCTAAAGCAGCTGTAACTTCTTTGTTAATAAAACCACCATTTAGAAAAGCCATAGAGGATAACATTGGATATTACGGAACAACCATATACAGATCAATTCTTGAAAAAGGTTATGAAGTTCCTAAACAATTAAAAGATAAAGCTGTAAAACAAATAAAAGAAGCTTTTAAAACAGATGACAATACTGCAAGAGATATATTTTCAAAATTAATTAAAGGATCTCAAGGTGGACAAAAATATGAAACACCTGAAATGTTTGTAGAAAATATTAAGTTTGGGTTATTAAAAGGCAAAGATTTAAAAAACTTACCTGCCGTTAGAGAGGCTATGGGTGAGGTTACACCTTTGAGTTATAAAAATCCTAGTGATTGGAGAAAAGCTTTAAAAGACGAAGCAACTGCAACATCAGCTACTATGTCCAAACTAGGTTCTCTTGTTGGTAGTGCTAAAACTTTTGCTACCATAAGACAGTTAAACGATGATGCAATTAGACTAGGATCAACTCCATTTTTAAAAACTGCTAATGATTTTGGAGGACAACTTCCAAGAGAAGCAAAAAGAATAGACCCTAAAACAGGTAAGCCAGAAACATATAAATCAGGACCTTTAAAAGGTCAAGAAAAACCTGGACCAGTTAAAGAAACTTTTTACCTTGATGATGCTAACGGCAATCCAGTTGAGTATGTAAAGTTTGGCGAACAGTCTGGTGCATTAATGGATACCTATGCACCTAGAGTTTTCTTTGATGCAGTTACAGGAGCACAAAAAGATTTTATACGTGTAATGCCAGTGCCGATTAAAAAACTATATCAAGGATTGTTAGGACTAAAATCTTTTGCACAATACGGTAAAACAATATTAGGGCCAACAGCACAAATAAGAAACAATACCAGTGTGCCTTTTATGGCACTTATGAATGGCAACCTTGGACCATCTGGTAATTTTATGAACAATTTTAAAATGGCTTTTGCTGGTGCTATTGATCCAAGACAAAAAACTAAATTTACAAAAGAAGTTAAAGAAGCATCAGAGTACGGTCTTATGGTGGGCAGAGGTACTCAGTTGCAAGAGATAGCTGATGTTGCTACTTTTGCTACTGATGATAGTTCTTTGTTGTTAAAACTTAAATCAACTGGTGTTGGAGATACAATTAACAGGATAAAAGGTGTACCAGAAAAAATATATACAGGATCAGATAACGCAGCCAGGTTAATAAATTGGAGTGGTGAGCAATCTAAACTAACTAAGGTAATAGCTAAATCATCTGATGATTCTATGATGCCTGTAGCGTCTGCTAGAAATATGACTGACTCAGATATAGCAAAACTAATTACAGTAGATAAAGACATGGGTGCTGTAGTAAATGTAGGTCAATTAAAAAAAGCAGGTGACAAAGTTTTAGATAAATTTATAAAAGGAGAAGCAGCTGACATAGCTTTAAATGTAACTCCTACTTATTCGAGAGTTCCTAGAGTAATAAAACAATTAAAATATATACCAGTAATAGGTAACTTTACAGCTTTCCCTGCTGAAATAATAAGAAATACTTATAATACTTTATCAAGAGCTATAAAAGAA